CGAGGAGCTAAAAGAACATCTGGATATATGGAATCAGCAGCTCGAGAACTCAGAGGAATCCTTATACAAGAACTTAAGCAGCTCGAAAAAATAAGAACTTACGACAAATTACGCACACAAGTTGATGATATTGCAATCATGTTAGCAAAGCGTATGCGTGATGCAATTATAGATGACATGGACTTTGCATATCGTAATGGATATAGTTCGGCGTATGGGGAAATTAAAGGCATCCGTAAAACAGCAGCTAAGGCACCAGACCTTAAACCAGAAGATTTAGAAGTTCTTAGATTGTTAAAAAATGAAGGTGCATTGTATAATGCTTATAATCAATTTCAGAATATATTGGTTGAGAAGATGAATGCAACAATTATGGCAGGTATTGCACAAGGCAGTAGTATTCCAGAGATTGTTCAAAACATGCGACAAGTAGGAATAGGAGAGACTTACAAACTTACAAGGATAGCACGAACAGAAATAAGTCAAATAGCAAATGAAGGTAGATTAAGAGGCTATCAAAGAGCAGAAAGTAGGATGGGTACACAGTTTAAATATGGTTTAATAGTTGGAAAAGATAGTAGGGTATGTCCTGCACATCAAGAGTTGGCTAGAAGACAACCTAATGGTGGATTATATTTGAATGATTTAATTATGTTACAACAAGAAGTAGGTTCTAAGTATAGGATGAATTTAAGAGGGCATTCCTTGTTACATCCTAATCAGAGAACACAATTAGTGAGGATAGTATGAGCAGACAGTGTAAAAAGTGTTTAAGAGGAGCAATGACAGTCCATATAGCGGCTAACGGTTTTTGTGAAGAGTGTGAGACAGAGAGGGCATGGAAGAATGCAGACAGGCAAACGATGCTTCATGCACAAAAAAAGCAACGTATGGATTACTATGAGAAAGCACAGAAATATGTAGACAAGAAGTGGAAAGAGAAGTATGGCGACGACCACATAGAAAACGTCAAATTATATAAAAAATGAGTAAACCGATTAGAATTAAAAATGATGAATTGGTAGATGAGTTTTTTAGAAAATTACCTAGCGAGTCATATGATGCTTTAGACAAGGCAATGACAGATACCGCACACATGATTTTAGAAGATGCTATGAAGAATGTAGCAGATAAATACAATAAGTCAGAACATGGTAAAGACGGTGGTGCTTATGATACAGGTAGAATGCAAATGGGATTTCGTGGCGTAGATGACGAGCCAATGCGTAAAGTTGTAGGCAATAATGTGCGTTATGCGGCACACATGGAGTATGGTACTGGTCCAGCAATAGGAAGGCCAAAGTACAGGCCGCCTGATGGTGCGTTAGCTGATTGGGCAGGTCGCAAAGGTAAAGACGAAGAAATGGTTGCTTCTAACATTTGGAATTTTGGTACACAACCACGTAGATTTTTAGGACGCGCATACGATAAAAATAAGCGTAAAGTGCCTGAACTAATGGCACAACAATTAGCGGCAAGATTGTCAGAAATAGCAAATCAACAAATAAGCGTTAAGAAGCGTTAATTGTGTGCGTTATTTTGCAACCCGAGTAAATATTTTTCTTTTTATATCGCTTTATGTGTGCGTTATTTGTGGCAGACGAAAAGAACACAGGTTGGAAAATCTACCGACCTGAGTGGTATAATGATAGAGTAATGGAGACATATATCTCCGCCCCTATCGTCGATAAACAGGGCGATATGGTTCCCACAAAAACTATCAAACAGGCAATGGATTTTTACATGCGGTATGGTGTGTACTCGTATAGGCATGAAGAGATGCCAATCGGGTTGCCATTGGCTTACAAAGTTAAAGACGGAAAAGTTAAGATTAGAATAGGAATCCACAGCAAGATTGCAATGCATGATAAGGTGTGGAAAGAGATTAAAGATTTTGGACCATCAGGTGCAAGTAGCATTCGAGGTGAAGCCACAAACCAGGAGAAGGTATGTTTATCAGAAAACGACTGCCACAATCGTATCAACGAACTTTCTCTCTGGTCTGTTTCATGGGTTGGCGATAATCCTGCCAATCCAGAGGCAAAAGTCACGGATGTTTCTATGGCTAAATCTAAGAGTGTTCAGGTAACATTAGATGAAGTAGAAACAATGGTCGAAAAAATAATAGAACGTAAAAACGGAGAATACTGTTTATACGCTAAAAAGAACCGAAAGCTCTTGGGCTGCCACGATACCAAAGCAGGAGCTATACGGCAGGAAAGGGCCATACAAGCTAGAAGATACAGTAAATCGCTTGATGGTTTCCTTACTAAAATAGACAAATACAAAATTCCTAAAGGAGTCAAAAAGGAAGCAAAATACGGTAGAGAGCTACGGGCGGAGTTTGGCTATGGTGGCGGTAAAGTTACTAAAGCGATAAATCGTCATTTAATAGATAAGAAGTTTGTAACGTATGGAATGGCAATGAAGATTCACAAGTATTATAGAAGACATGAAACAGTAGACCCACAGGGTAAGAATTTTGACAATAAGAAAAGACCTAGTAAGGGCTATATTATGTGGAAGATGATGGGTGGAGATTCTGGTCATAGTTGGAGTAAGAGTTTAGAAGACAAAGCAAAGGCTGAATATCAAGGTCGCAAAGTAGAGTTAAACAAGCCACGTAGATTATCTGGAGATAAAAAGAAGTTTGGAGTTTACGTTAAAAACGAAAAGGGAAATACAGTTCAGGTTAAGTTTGGCGACCCTAATATGGACATAAAGCGTGACGACCCAGATAAACGTAGACAGTTTAGAGCAAGACATAATTGCGATAATCCAGGTCCAAAGCATAAAGCAAGATATTGGTCTTGTAAGATGTGGAGTACAAAGAACGTATCAGATATAACAAAAGCAGAATGTCCTTGTGTAATAAAGACAGAACGCTTACAGAAAACAAATGATTACTTAGATGATATAATGCGCATGATAAAGTTTGGAACATTTATCGAAAAGAAACCAAAAAAGAAACCAGAAGGAAGTGGTGCTAATCAGCCTTCAGGGACGTGGATGTCAAATTGTATTTTGTCTGCAAGGAAGTTAAGTGGATTTACAGGCAATAAAATTACAGGTCCGCGTAAGATAATAAGAAATGAACGTGCATGGTGTGCAGAGTTATGGAGGAATCCAGGTAAGTTTAGTAAACCATTCAAAAGACCAGATGGTACAAGTGGAATGACAAGTGGTACAAAGTTACGAACTGCCGTCGGCAGTGCTACTTTCAAAGTGCCTGGTTCCAAATAAACCCGAGTATTTTGCTTTGTTTATATAGATAGTCCCGAATAACGCACACATATGAGCAAATGTACTTGTGGAGATTCACACGCTGCACCTGCTGACGAAGAAGTCGTAGAAGCAGAAAAGAGTGAAGCTCTCGATGAACCGATAGCAGAACTTGATAAGCACGAAGAGCTTTACAAGGATATGGAAGCTACTCTCGGAAAACTCAAAGAAGTCATGGCCTATCTAGAAGAGATGGCAGGCGAAGAAAAAGCTGACGAAGAGGAAGAAGAAGAGGAAGCCCCAGAAGAAGTAGAAGAAGAAGAAAAGGCTGAAGAAGAAGAAGAAGAGGAAGAAGAAGAGGAAGCAGAAGAAGAAGAAAAATCTGTTGCCGAGAAAGCCGAAGACTTACATAAATCTATAACAACATTAAAGAAATACGGAATTAACGTATATTCTGGTCGCAGAAAAACACCTGCACCAACATCTGACACTCCCGCAGTTAATGAAAAAACCGATTGGTTTAACTTCTCCAAATCATTGGATGAGGTTGCATACATGAAAGGAGAGGAAACAAAAATATGAGCACAGCAACAAGTTTCGAGGACTATGTTAACGCTTATTACGGCGGGACACTAGGAATCTCAAAAAGATATGGAATAAAGAAAAGCGCAACTGAATTAACAACAGCCGACGCAGATTACTTCAATGTAATGTTCGGAGCATCTGTTTTTAATCAGCTAAACACAAGGTCAGAAGTATTCAAGCTTCTAGATAAAGAAGGATGGACACAATCTGGATGGAGAGTCATGTATCAAAGACATGCAAACACCTCTGGTCAAGCAGAAGGTGGTTCACTAGGAACAGCAGACCAACCAGAACTCAAAGAAATGAGTGCAACCATCAAAGAAGTATCTACACGCTGGGACACAACAACCAGAGCAGAGTTACTAGCTGACGCAGATGACGGAATCAAAGGTCTAGCAGCTTTCTTGAGAAAAGAAAACGGAGAAGCACACGCTTTCTACCTAGATAAACAATTACTAGCTTCAGTTAACAATTCAGACGATGCAACAGTTGCACAAGATGACTCTAACAACAACTTTGAATCTATTGATAAGATGACCACTTCTTCCACAGCAGTTGGAGCAGACAGTGACATTCCAAATCACATAGAAGATATGTACTTAGTAAACAGAGATGCAGCAGGTTACACCGAATGGATGCAGCCAGCAGCTTGTATCCAAGGTGACACACCAGGAACAGCCGAAGCACTTACAATAGACAAGTTAGATACATTAATCAGGTCTTCTTTAGAAAACGGAGCAAACTACCAAGATTTGTTCTTCTTAACTGGACATGATACACTTTACACTCTAAAGCTCAAACTAACAATGACTAGTACAAGCAGTCTAGGGCAATTTGACATCAGACAGCAAGCAGCAACAGCATTGAATGGCGCTTCAAGTGAAGGTGGTTTGAACTTTGATACTCGTGTAGGATACTATGATGGAATACCAATTTACGTATCACAACCAAAGACACAGCATCTAAGATATACTTGTTAGATAAAACTGCAATGGCACTCAGAATTGCAGCACCAACAACTTACATTGCAAGTGAAAACTTAGTTACAACTAATGCATTGAAAAAGCAATTTGCTTTCATCACTGCTGGTGAGTTAATCGTAAAGAGATTTAACACAAGCGGAAAAATAACTGACTTGAACTTAGCTTAGATGAGGTATCTTAAATGGCAAAATTTAAGAATCTCAACCCCGTTGGCGTTACTGTTGGCAGGCGCCATGGGGGCAGGTTATTTGTTAACAAGGGACAGATTATCGAAGTCGAAGATGCCGAATGGATTGAAAGACTTGAATCTCGTGGAGACTTCGAAAAAGTTGAAGAAGTCGTTGAACACAAGGCTGGTGCAGGGCTTAAGACTCACATCAGGGGGTCTAAATCTAGCAGCAAACCTACTAGAGCCAAGCCCAAGAAAGAAGTAAAGTCTAAATCAAAGGCAAAGCCTAAAAAGCCCAAAGGACTCAAGAAGTCTAAGAGGGCTGATTAATGGCAAATACCGAAACTAGCACGAAGATAAACAGCAAAATACACGTTAGGGAAGTTACAAATGGAGCTACAGCTTCTATTGCAGCAAGCAGTGGTTCCTTTGTGCCTCTTATAGACCCTGTAGATGTTACAGCATATGAGAAGATGACTATACAGATAAGGAATGCAGACAACACTAGCACTCCTAAAGTAAGAGTTTATGGAAGTATATTTCCAGTACCAGGTGCTACACCAACTGCAACCACTCCTTTAGATTCTGGATGGGTTCAGATTGGAGATGATATAGACATTGGAGCTTCTACGGGAGCACTCAAATCTATTTCTACAACTGCATTGAAACAAATATGTGTTGTAGCTAGAGACCAAGGTTCTAACACTCAGACATTTCCAGCAGGAGATTGTGTAGTATTGGCACAGGGGACGCTTTAGT